CAAGAAAAAAGTGCTGGACGTCGATGTCTATACAAAGTCTTTAGAACGAATCCGCTACCTGCACACAATCTACGATGAGGTCATCGTATCGTTTTCCGGGGGAAAGGACAGTACGGCAACCTTGTTGTGCGCGATTGATGTAGCCGACGAGCTAGGCAAGTTGCCGGTGCGCGCCATTTTCTATGATGAGGAAGCCTTACACCCGCCGACGGTAGAGTACGTCGAGCGGATTCGGCAAATGCCCGAGGTCAATCTCGAGTGGTACTGCCTCCCGATCCAGCACCGAAACGCTTGCAGCAATGAGCAGCCATTCTGGCATCCGTGGCACCCGGAAGAGTCGGATATATGGGTTCGCGACATGCCCGAGTGTGCCATAACTGAGCATCCGAGGTTTGAGTTCGGGCAGTCCATGCAGGAATTCGGGCAGCGTCATTTCTGCCGTGAGAACGTCGTATTGTTGCAAGGCATACGGACGCAAGAAAGCATTCGGCGATACCGTGCTGTCGCCTGCAAAAAAGAGGACAATTACATTACGCGCGCGGCTACCGGCGCCACCTTCGCCTATCCGATATACGATTGGAGCAGCGAGGATGTCTGGAAGCTTGTGCAAGTCAAGGGCGCTGACTATAACCGGACCTATGACGTGTTCAACCGTACTGAAATGCATAACATGCTGCTACGGCAACGTGTCTGCCCGCCGTTCGGTGAAGAGCCTCTGCGTGGCCTATGGGTCTATTCGGAATGCTGGCCTGATCTCTGGCACCGGATGATAGAGCGCGTCCCCGGCGCGGCGACTGCGGCCCGGTACGGGACGACGGAGCTTTATTCTCAGGGCTACAAGCCGGAAAATCTGACCTACCGGGAGCATGTCCAGAACGTGCTCGAAACCTACGAAGGCGAGCACCGGCGTAAGGTTACTAGCGCCATCAACGGCGTCATACGACTACATAACCGGCGCACGCCGCAGAAAATACCGGACAAGCGCCCGCACCCGGTCAGTGGGGTTTCGTGGAAGCTAATTAGCAAGATGGCTACGCGCGGCGACTTTAAGGGCCGAGTGTCACAAATGGCCGCTAACGAAGCATTTCTAGAACAGAAACGACTCGGCATTACGCAGCAAGAGGCCGAGGAACGCTACGGGAGGCGCGCATGAAAGACCAGCCGATATCGAAGGTGCAGTGGCTTGATCGTGACCAGCTACGCCCGAACGACTACAACCCAAACCGGGTAGCGCCGCCGGAGTTGCGTTTGCTCAAAATTAGCATCCTAGAGGATGGCTGGACGCAACCCATTGTGGCGAACCCGGACATGGAAATTGTCGATGGATTCCATCGCTGGACAGTAGCCGGCGATGATGAGGTCGCCGCGCTCACCGGCGGAAAAGTGCCGGTCGTCATCACTATGCCGCGCGATGAAGCGCAGCAGAGAATGGCGACCATCCGGCACAACCGCGCGCGAGGAACGCACGGCGTCCTCGATATGAGCAAGATCATCCAAGGCATGGTCGAAGCCGGCGTCAGCCAGCAGGAAATCATGGCCCGGCTCGAAATGGAGGCCGAGGAAGTCGTAAGGCTCGCCATGCGGGCCGGGATACCAAAATCAGAGATCATCCAAGACCATCAATTCAGCAATGCATGGGAGGTATGACCATGAGCGAAGGAATCGCGAGAAAGTTTGGAGCCTACTACTGGCAACCCGGCGAAAAGGACGTGTACCGGGGCCGGCCCGGCGACCTGTACGCCTATAAAGCCTTCATCGGCTCTCAGCAGATTGAGGTAGCCGAGGGCCAGAGCGTCATCACGATAGACGCGCTAGACGCCGGCGTTCCGGTCGCCGCGTGGAGAGCAGGCCCGGATAGCGTCATGCTCGGCGGCTTTGGCGTCCTGTTCCCCGGCTACCAGTGCGGGGTTAAGACGGCAAGCTTGGCCGAGCATGTCAACCTCCCTTACGTCAACGGATGCGCTACCCGTCAGATTTTCCCGCCGGAGCGCCTCGGTGACCCGACGTTTCAGCAACTCACGATGCCGCCTCACACAAGCGAGCAGGTTCATCACATTCACAGCACGGCTCGCGTGGTGTACGTCCTGTCGGGGCGTGGCTGGAGCATCGTCGGTCAGGCGGGTCTTTTGGAGGAAACGGAGCTGACGCCGGGAATGGTTTGCATTCTCGACCCGATGAGTCCTCATCACTTCCGCACGGAGGATGAGTATCTGACGGTCCTGCCAGTACATGTGTTCAGTAGCACGCCGGGCGGTGCGGAAAACAATCACCCGATGTTCAACGGTACGAAAGAGATATAAATCGCGATGGGCGATGTCATTCCTTTTGACAAGGTTCCCTCCGGCCAGACCGCATGGATGTCCTGCGAATGCACGGGTGAGCCGAAGCCGTTTCATGTCATTGCGCTAGTACAGGAGCCGATCATCATTGCTGCGCTGATCTGCCCGGAATGCGAAACGACGATTCCTGTCGAAAACGGTATCCCTGACGCAAGCCGGGCCGTGCCCGGAGGTGAAGGTCATGACTGAGCAGCAAAACAAGGGCGGGCGCCCCAAGGTGGTATTCGACGAGCAGCAAACGGCGCAGGTCGAGGCGCTGGGATCGATCCTGTCGCAGAATCAGATCGCCGACTATTTCGGCATTGCGGAAAACACCCTCCACGCCGTGTTCGAGCGCCAGCCGGAAGTATTTGCGGCCTATAAGAAGGGGAAAGCGCGGGCCATCGCATCGGTCGGCGGCGGACTATTGCGGAAGGCGCAAAAGGGCGATCTTGGCGCTATGTGCTTCTACCTGAAAACGCAGGCCGGCTGGCGCGAGCGTACCCGACTCGATGTGCATGACGAGGACGGTATGCTCAAACCGACCACGATTACCATCGTCCCGAAAGCTGCTGACGATGGCGAGGATTGAGCTACCGGAAAAGCTGTGGGAGCTGTTCGCGCCGGCGCATGGTAAGCTGCGGTGGCGTGGCGCGCATGGCGGGCGAGGTTCGGGCAAGTCCTTCAACTTCGCGGTCATGGCGGCGATTCGAGGGTACGAGACGCGCCGGCGCATCCTTGCGACCCGCGATATTCAGGCGTCCATCCGCGAGTCGTTTCACGCTGAGCTGCGCGGCGCAATCGCTGCTTATCCGTGGCTGCAATCGCACTACCGGATCACCAACGAAGGGATTTACGGGGCGAATGGCACCGAGTTTATCTTTCGCGGTCTACGGCACAACATCGAGGCAATCCGGTCGCTAGCGCAGATTGACATCTGCATCGTCGAGGAAGCGGAGGATTTGTCGGAAAAAAGCTGGCGTCAGTTGGTGCCGACCGTTCGGTCGCCGCATTCTGAGTTCTGGGTCATCTGGAACCCGCTTCTAGATGGCTCGCCGGTCGACAAGCGGTTGCGCAAGCACCCGCCGCCGCGCTCGATGGTCGTGGAAATGAACCACACGGATAATCCGTGGTTCCCGCCGGAACTGGAGGAACAGCGGCTTCACGATCAAGAAGTGCTGGACCCGGAGACCTATGCCCATATTTGGGAGGGCGCCTATCTCGAAAACACCGAGGCGCAGGTGCTGGCCTCGAAATGGCGAATCGCGCGATTTGAGCCGGGGGATGATTGGGATGGCCCGTATCATGGCCTCGACTTCGGTTTTAGCCAAGATCCGACCGCTGCGACTCGGTGCTGGATTCACGATGGCCGGCTGTTTGTAGAGCGTGAGGCCGGCAAGGTGAGGCTGGAACTGGACGATACGGCCGACTATCTGAAACAGCGGATTCCCGGCATCGAGAAATACGAGGTGCTGGCCGACAGCGCCCGACCTGAGTCGATCAGCCATTTGCGAAAGCCCGACAAGCTGCCGAGAATCGCCGCCGCTAAGAAGTGGGGCGGGTCCGTGCAGGACGGGATCAGCTTCCTTCGGTCATTTCGGGAGATCGTGATTCACGAACGATGCATTGAAACCAAGCGGGAGGCGCGGCTATACTCGCACAAGGTTGATCGACTGAGCGGGCAGGTTCTCGAAGGAATCGTGGACGCGCACAATCACTACATCGACAGCATTCGCTATGGTCTGGACAAGGTGATCCGGCGCAAAGGCGTCACATTCGGCAATATCGGGAGCGCGCAATGAGCGTCAATTTCGTCCGTCAGGAAGTGCGAGAAGCCGATCTGGATTGGCAGACGATCCGAGACATCACTGAGGGTGACAACCTCGAATCCTACCTGCGAGACATTCTCAAGCCTTCCGGCGTGGTCGATGAAACCCGCACGAAGCAG